TTCCAGGTTCAGACATCTCCGTAGATCGTCTGGCTTCCTCGATGGTCGGCGAAGCTGAGCAGCTGTTCATGGCTCTTGTAGGTAATGCAATCGGTGCCTTCGGTACCGATAAGGGTGCTAAGACTACTGAGCTCAGTGTGGACAACTGGTTTGACGCCATCTCTACTCTGCAGTCTGCTGGTAACACTGGCTCGACCTACGCTTTGATCAACCCATTCCAATTGGGCCAGCTTCAGAGCAGCATCAGAGCTGAGGCCGGAGCGATCCAATTCGTGCCTGCTACTCAAGAGATGCTGGCTGTAAAGGGTGCAGGATACGCTGGCATGTTTGCTGGTGTTGACATCTTCACTAGCAACCAGCTTGATGACACAGGCGGCGGCTACGATGGCGGCATGTGGGCTGAGGGTTGCCTTGGATACGCAGAGGCAGCACCAATGATCAGCCAGGGCGCTACAATGCGGCCTGCAGCTTCACCAGTTGTGGTTGAGTTTCAGCGAGACGCCAGTAAGGCATTAACCGAGGTTGTAGGCCACTATTACGTCGGTTGCTCTATCATCCAGGATGGTATGGGCGTCGGTCTGCTCTCCACTACATGAGCACTTTAGGGTGCCCCGAGGGGTGGCGGTTTCGTCCGTCCTTCCTCGGGGCCACTCCCCCTTGGGGCTCCCGTTTTATTTAAGGAAGGACAAACACATGGCGCATGATTTCGGATCTATGGGAACAGTGGTAAGCGGCGCAGCAGCCAGCACCACACCAGGGGCAAACATTCTACCCGAGATGCCCCGGGCTAATTTCTATCTGATGCACAACCCAGAAGGCTGGGAACCCGTAAAGCGGGACGACGGCGGCTGGGAGTGGCTGCCAGTGCTCAAGCGGCTACTCATCAAACCTGGCGTCAATGGCGTCAGAGGCGGCAAGGGCGGCGCTGATGATAGCCAGGCGCGGATGGGATACCAAGACCGAGGCTGGACTATTCTGAGCCGTGAGCTTGGCTACATTATGCGGTATCCATGCAAGCGCGGATACAGCTACTATCTGACCTGGGATAAGCCTATAAAGGCAGGTCGGCGGCTTGTGGTGCGTCATGACGCAGAAGGGTACAACGACTTTAGGCGCAGCCTTGTAGAGGATGGGCTAATTTCTGCGCCAATTCCTGAGGTGCTCGTAGGTGTTTTGGATAGCTATCAAAAGCAGATAGATCGGAACGCCAAAGACATTCACATACCTACAGTCAAGGCTAAGATTGATGAGGCACAAGCTCTGATCACTGGAGCCAGAGAGGCTGCAGCTGAGCTCACTGGAAAGACTAATCCAAAGCGCACCCGTGCCAAGAAGGCCGCACAATGAGCAAAGAACAAAAGACGCGCGAGAACATTGACCAAATGACCGCCAGGATCATTGACTCCCAGCGTAATAACGGTCAGACTGTAGACAGGGCCGCTGTTAGAGAACGGGTCAGAAAATCATTCATCCGCAATGAGCGGGAAAACAACAACAGATAAGCCGCAGCTCTGCTGCATTGGGGATCTCAATGGCTTCTAAATTTGCATACCGTTATCGCAAGCCCGTTGCATCAGTTGGAGTGGGTGTCCGCACCTCAGCCACTGAGGCCGACAGCTCTACTCCTACAATTACTGCAGGAGCTGGCGCGCCATCAGCCACTGAGGCTAACGGCTCAATCTACTTGCGTACTAACGCCACTAACGGTGACGACGCTGTCTATGCTCGCATCGGTGGCGCCTGGGTAGCAATCAAGGGTCAAACTGCCTAAACCTTTGAGCAAAGGGTAGGCAGATGCCAGCCTCAGATTATGAACAACCGTTCACGGCTCGGATCCCCTTTCCAGAATATATGGAGAGGGGCAAAGCTCAGGCCGTCAAGCTTGAGGTGTACAGAGAAGGAGTCTTGCAAGCTCCTGCTTCTGGCACCTTTACGCTTTACGATGCGTCAGGGCTGGCAGTTGTAGACGCGCAAGCGATCACAATCACGGGCGATGTAGCGCACTATACGATCCCAGCTTCTGTCATTCCAAGCACTACACCAGTTGGCGAGGGCTGGCAGCTCGAGTGGGCTCTGACTTCACCGGCTGGAGTAACCCGGACCTTTAGACGGTCTGGCTCTCTGGTTCTGCGGGCATTGTTCCCAGTAGTGACAGACGTAGATCTGACTGCTTGCTATTCTGATCTTGATGACCTCAGGCCGTCAGATGTCACAAGCTACCAAGAGCCCATAGATGAGGCCTGGCGTCAGATCATCGGGCGTCTCGTAGGGCGTGGGCGCTTTCCCTACCTGATTCTAGACCCATGGGCATTGAGAGAGATCCATCTCGAGACAACGCTCTCTCTGATCTTTAGAGACTTTGCAAGCTCAATAGGGGAGGGCCGTTATCTTGATCTGGCAGAGAGCCACAAGAAGACAGCAGCCAGCGCTTTTCGTTCTCTGACATTCCGCTATGACAGCGACCATGACGGGCGCCCAGACGGACAGGGCAAGCGCACAGCGGCAGAGCCTGTCATCTACCTCAGCAACGCACCCAGGGGCCGCTGGGGAGGCCGCTGATGGCTGCCACAGTAAAGAGCCTCAGGCAACGCGTAGAGACTGCTATCGACGCAGTGACGGGCTTTAGTCCTGCCAAGCATCCCTATAATGTCTTCGGCCGCGATCCTGCTTCAGTGCTTCACAAGCGCTTTGCTGTGGGTGTGCCACGTACAGAGCCCGTGCCTAACAGGCGGCAGAAGACAGCAGACGGCGCTGTGTGTAACACCGCTTTGGGTGTCACCTACTGCATCAGAGTGAAGCCTAAAGATCAGGTGGCCAGCTACGATGAGAGCCTTGATGCGGAGGCTGAGATCATTAAAGCTGTTATGGCAGAGTCAACAGCTCTCAGGGCTGATGCCTCTATCTCTTTTGCTGGTGTCGTTATGAGAGAAGTAGATCCGGCCGGTGAGTGGATCATAGGCGAGATCGAATTCACAGCTCTACACATTCTGGACCTGGACTAAACATGGACAAAAAAACCGCTAAAGCCTTCCTCAATATGCACGCCCCAGGCTGGGCTGATGCTGAAGTAGCTAGCCACCATATCAAGAGCTTTGTAGATCCAAAGCGCCGAGCTGAGTGCTTGTCAGCATTGACGGCGCACAACAGCGTGCAACCTGCTAAGATTACCAAAACCAAAGCCAAGCCAGCTGGCAAAGCTAAACTAAAAACCACCACCACCAAGGAGGGCTAAACGATGAGCCACTCAACAGTAGTCAAAAATTTCCGGGACGGGTCGCTCTCAATTGCCGATGGCGCAGGATCACCCGCTACACATACAGTGCAGTACGAGGCTGGAGACTTTAGCATCTCAGGGCTCGTAGCAGGACAGAAGGAGCTGGCGACCTACCTAGATCGCGGAGACCTGGCCTCTATCCGTCACACGAATGTGAGCTTCCCCAGTGGGTCGTTCTCGATGCATATGACTGACGTAACTGATGCAGGCTACTCGACTGCTGCAGATCTGATGCTCAAGAAGGGGTCACACGCTCTTGCCGTCTCTACTCTTGGTGCGACCGCTGAAGTCTACGCAGTGAAGCTGACGCTCACCGTTGAGGAGAGCGATCACTCAGGCGGCGATGATCACACGATTGTACTCGACGATTGCGTGTGCTCAGTCGATATGGCTGAGGGTGACCCTAACAGCATGTCTGTTAGCTTTACCTGCTACGGCGATATTACTCTCACTTGATCAACCTGAGGAAGGACAACCATGCAGGCAGATAAAGTAATTGTGGATCTAAGCGGCAAGCAATACACGGTAGAGCTTCCACCGTTTGCAGAGCGGGAGGACATCGCCATCGGGTATGGCGCAGAGGCTAAGCACCCGCGCAGGCAGCAGCGTGCGCTAGTGGGGGCTCTTGGTCTCTGTGTCCCAGCTCTCGGGCTTGGAGGGGTCGATCTGTACGAGGAGCTCGACTTAGATCTAGTCAAGTACGGCGGGCGGGTGTACTCGGCTGCTATCGCTAAAGGTCTTGATCGACAGGAGGTCATAGACGCATCGGTGAAGTGTTTTACCGCAGTCTGTGAGAGCTTGTTTCCTCGTGAGACAGACGTAGCAAAGAAAGCAAATTTTACCGCTCCCCACGAGGATCCGCAGACCGCTTAGCGGTTCTCCTGGGGTTAAAACATGCGGGGGATCCACATTGGTTCTACCGCCTAACTACCGAGGAGCGGATCGCAGTGCTTGCCGTAAACAGACCAGAGCAGAAGAAGAAGCTAACCCGGGCGGGTCAGCTCTCTAAGCGGGTCAAGGCAGCCAGCGCTGATGCTGAGTCCTTCTGGCTTGGGGGTTAAGGTGGCAGCATCTAGAATAAGAGTAGGCACAGGCAAAGCCTCTATAGATCTGACGGGCACTAATACGATGCTGGATCGTGTGGTCAAGCATTCTACTAAGGCGCTACGCAGGCCGCTTGAGGATGCCATGCGGGAGATCTACGCAAGCGTCAGACAGGAGTGGCCTAAGCCCACTAAGGCTAATCGAGGCGGCAACCGTAGAAAGAGAAAGCAAGGGTTTAACCCTAAGGGCTGGGCGTCTACTGGATTCTCACAGCGCAATTTTCGCTGGCAGACCTTTATAGATCCAAGCAAGAACAGCCTAAGCATTGCCGTAGCGCTACTGAACCCAGCCCAGAACCATCCGAGAAAGGGCCGCTATCTATACATGGCGCGCGAGCCCTACCCATCTCGCAAGTTCTACTGGCGTGAGCTGATAGGTAAGCCGATGAGGAAACGCTCTAAGCGTTTAATCCCAGAGCTCGCTGAGGCTCAGCGACGAATGTTGGAGGGCAAGTAAGATGGCCGCACGCGGATCAATCGATCTAAGCTTTAGAGCTGACCTGAGTAACTTGACGCAGCAACTGGCCAAGATGCCAGAGGTGACGACGAAAGAAGCTAAGGCCATGGTTAAGGCTCTTGAGAAGCAGTTTAAGAGCGCCGAGAAGGCAGCAGAGAAAGCGGCCAAAGCAGCCGAGAAGGCTTGGAAAAAATCGAGAGATGGCGCTGGCGGTGCCGGTGGTGCTGTTGGTGATCTTAATGGCAAGCTAAAAAGTCTATCAGATACAACAGGTGAGGCAGACTCAGCGATCAAGGGCTTTGGTTCTGCTGTTGGACTTGTCAGTCCTAAAGCAGAGAAAGCGTTCTTTGTGGTGGGTGAGCTTGCTGGCAGTGTAGAGGGTCTGAGCCGCTTGATGATTGCAGGCATGGGGCCGCTCGCTCTGGTCACTGCTGCTGTAGCAGCCCTGGGCGGGATGTATCTTAAAGCCAGTAAGGATCTCAAGGCTGCAGAAGAACAGATGCAAGCCTCCTCCGAGGCAGCCGCAGCGATGGCTGAGATGTTTGGCCGACTTGATGACAGCATAGCGGATGCCAAATTTGATCTGCTCGCAGCTCAGGGCAAGAAGAGCGCAGAAGAGATAGCACGCCACACCGCAGAAATGCGGGCTAATGCGGCTGTAGCTTCGGACATGAAGACAGCCCAGGAAGAACTGGCAGCAGCACAAAAAAATCTGGCAGAGAACGGCAAAGAATGGACGACCACACTCGAAGGGATGACTGTTAATGAGCTGATGGCTAACCAGAAGGCTCAAGAGTTTATGAAAGCTCACGGCCCAGCAATGCAGGCAGCGATAACGCAGGCAGCTAATAAAGTTCAAGGCCTGAAGAATAAGCAGGCAGAGTTAGCAGATACCTACGCGGCTACAATCGTTCAGAACAATAAGAACAAGGCAGCGCAGAAGACAGCCACGAAGAGCACCAAGCAGACCACAGACGCGATCGATGAACTGATCAAGACTGCAGAGGGCTTGATCCCAGACGATAGAAGCCAGATCGAACAGATGGCGGATCAGCTTGCAGAGCTGCAGGTAGCAGCAGACGCGAGCGCCCCAGCTGCAGCCCGTCTGGCTCCGAGCATCGCTAAGCTTAATGACGCGATTGGAAAATTGAGCGCTGCTGAAGCAGCAGACATGCTGAAAGAGATTTCAGACGCGATGAGAGAGACCGACGAAGAAAGTCAAAAAAGTCGGCAAGCCTTACTTGATAAAGCAGCAGCTTTGACTGACGTATCGACTAAATCTGACCATCTAAAGATTATGCTTGCCGATCTTAATTCTGAGCTTGCTAAAGGCACAGGCGACGCAGAAAACCTCGCCAGCGCTATGGATAAAGTCAAGCAGAGCATTGAGAATACAGCCGCTGCTGAGAACGTAGAGCAGCTCAAAAAGATTGGCTCCGGGGCTATATCAATGGCTCAAAGCTTTGGTCAAGCCGGTGAAAACTTAGCGAGCATGGAGCTTGACAAGCTGCAAAAAGACGCAGACAAGATATTCAAAAAGATAGACAAGCGCCGTGAGGCTATCCAAGATCGGATCGCTGATATTGATGAGAAGATCAGAACAACTACAGACGAAGGCGTAAAAATACAGCTCGAGGCAGATAAAGCGGTTCTTGAAAATAGGCTGTTAGCTAATGAGGAATATGAGGCCAAGGTCAAGAAGATCAAGAACAAAGAAATTCAAGAAGCGTTTAGAGTGCAGCAAAACATGCAAATTGCTAATACAATGATGGCGACAGCTACATCAATCATGATGGCATATTCCCAGCTTGGTCCGATCGGCGGCTCACTTGCTGCCGCTGGTATGGCTGCACTTGGTGGAACACAGGTGGCCATGATTGAGAGCCAAGAGCCGCCTAGCTATCACCTCGGTGGAGTGGTTAAACCTGATGAAGCCATGGTTAAGGCCAGGGTCGGAGAGGCGCTACTCACTAAGCAAGGTGTGAACGCTATTGGCGGTGAAGCTGGGGTAAGAGCTCTCAACGGGGCAGGCGGGCCAGGTGCTGCCCCTGTTGTTATCAATCAGGTGTACCGTCACAGGGTGCTTGATACCGTAATGTCTGACTCTCTCAAGAGGGGCGGATCTATCAATAAGATGTTCGGACGTGGGGCCGCCACAGGCCGGCAGAATCCGTTTCGAGGTTAGGTAATGCCCATCACTTCTAAAAGCACAGCCCGAGGGATCCTGATTCCTGATGATCGGTTTCAGTCGGATACGCTTACATTTACCCCAACAGGCCAAGAAGGCGCGGTCAAGGTGGGGCAGCCAACTGTGGTGTCTCGCAATGGATACATGACCCTCAGGGCAACGGGCAACCCCACTGGCTCTGACGCATATGCGATCAAGACCATTTCACCGGGCTACCCCATCGAGGGCGATCGTGGAGCTCGGCACGCCTGGAAGCTGACCACAGAGGCTGATGATCAATACCGTGGATGGGTGGGCTACAACTCTGTGACCGCTGCTGATGTCATTGACGCGGGCTCTGACAGTGAGCTTCTGCCCAGGGCATGGCTCAACGCGCTCACATCCTCGGTAGGGAATGCCCACATCGTCTACGTTGACAAGTACGCGGGCACATCATCAAACACAACAACCACCTACACCCAGCGGCGGACACTCTCAACTGGCAATTGGGAAACCCCTGTGGCAGTCGGCACAGGCTACCCATCTGCCATCATAGAGATCAAGGGTGGCCGGCTGATGCTCATCACATCCGCCCTGAGCTGCTACTATTCAGATGATGCTGGTGATACGTGGACATCGATCAACAGTTCATCGAGCGGCTCAAGCTCCACCCGTGGTTATGTAGTTATAGACACAGCAAACATGCTTAGCGTCGTCAGGGTCTCTGCTGTCTATTCTAATGGATACATCACAGCGCTGATTGAGACCCACCACACAGGGCCTATCCGCGAAACCTCGCACTATGTGTCATCTGACTTCGGGGCCACCTGGACGCTCATTGAGCGCTGGCAGTCAGGGGCAGGGGCCACCTCAGGATCTGGCACCTCGACATCAAAGGTCATTGACGCGCGGCTTGCAGTAGATGGCGCGGGCCGGGTGGTCTGCGTGTATGCGGATCAGATACTGCAGAGCACAGTAGACAGAAAACTCAAGTGGGCGCGCAAGTCTTCACCCTATGGAAAGATAGAGAACTCTGTCAACTTTGGCTCAGCCATGGATATTGATTCCACTGGCACAAATACAATTGGCGCGTTCAACATCTGCAAAGGCACAGCTGACCAACTGCATATTGTTTGCTCTGGTGGGGTTGATGTCACAGACAACAGACGTGGAGATATGTTCTCATTCTCGATGTCTCTTGAGGCTATGGGCACCACGATCGCAGACGAGAACGGCGGTGGTCAGTTCATGGAGAACGGCAGCGCTCAATATCTTTGGGCCAATGATCATATAGCATCATCACCCTGGGTGGCTGGTGATCAAGTGGCCTACGTTTCAAGTGGTGACATTACACCTTTCAAAGAGAAGCTGCTCCTCTTTGGGTGTGCAGGTCTTGCAGATGATGACGGCCAGGGCGGGGGCACCAATCAGGGCTATGGGCCAGAGCTCAACATTGAGCTTGGTGGGTACAGTTCTATTGATGAGCCCACCCGATCGGAATTCACATACACGCCGCTCTGCATCCCTGAGCACTACGCAGCGGGGACAAATTGGGCAGAGTCTTCTGTGCTCAATACAGCCCAAGCTATCACCACATCAGGGGCAAGCATGACCCTGACTGCTGGCTATTATGAAATTCGACCGCCACATTCTGGTGGGTTTTCCTCTGCCGTCTACTCTCGGCTCGAGGCCCTCACGGCGCCTGGCTTAACAGGCAATAACATCACATCAGCTTATGTAGCTTTGTTCCTCTCTGGTATGCAGCTCAGGATTGCAAAGGGGACATGTCAACTGTTTAACGCTGACACGGGAACAGCGATCGGCAACATTGCTAGCACCCCATCGGGGCCGCTAGATTATGTTCTATCGTGGCACTATAGCGGCGGCGCTGTGGGTGTCTTTGGCGCCTACAAAGCACCAGGCGATCAGATCTGGACGCGCCTACACACAGCCTTTTTGTATGGATCGGGTTCTGCTCCTTCGGGCAACTCAGGCCTGAAAACAGATAGCACGCCCTGCACGATAGCATTTAACCTGAGCTTTCTAACCATTCCATCGGGCGGGATCGGACAGTCAGAGGTGAGCGGATGGGCTGAGGCAGACTATCAGCCTGGCAGGCTACAGGGCCGGGCTTTGTCTCTGCTGCCGTCATGGATAGAGGACCACGTTTATATCCACTCAGAGGGCTCTGCAGCACTCACAGGAGATGAGTGGTCGCTCGGCGTGGCAAACACCCGCCCGGCTGCTCTGGTCTGTGAGGATGTCTCACAGAGCCCCTCTGTGGCTTGGCACTCCAGCTCTGACGGGGTGGCCTGCTACTTTGAATGGAGCCCATCAGGTGGGGTGGCTACGCTCCCAGGGGGCACGGTATACGGTGTCTATATCGGTAACACCAACATCGAGCGCGCCACCTGGCAAGGGTGGAACGGCGCGGCATGGATAGACCTCGCCAGCTTTGTCATGGACGACGGAATTGGCACACTGGCAGTCGAGGTAGACGGCGACATGCTGAAGCCACTCTCAGCCGCTGTGGCTGACTCGCGATTTTTTGAGATCAATGAGCTTGCCGGGCTCAATGCTAATCTGGTGGGCGCGACAGCAGAAAACGTCAAGATCAAATCAAACACAGCTGGCTGGTTCAAAACCACAGGATCTGCCATTGAGGGCAAGGCCTGCCAGATATTTTTAGAGCCATCGACGCCAGCCCCAGCGGGTGCATATGTGGCCTCGGTCTATGACTCATCAGCAACAGCGGTGATCGTGTCTGATGGAACTGTATATACAAAGTATCGGCTCGAGCTGCCACTGAGAACCACAACAGACGGTGACTATCGGATCGGCAATATTCTTGTGGGTCCAGTCACTGTCTTTGGGCAAGACTACTCCTGGGGCAGGTCAACCGAACACTCGGTCATAAGCAATGTGAGCACAGCGAGAACGGGGACTAGGGCTGTGTCGGCGATCACGCCTATGAGACGAGAGATCCAGTTTGCTTGGACTGACGGTGTCGATTCAAGTAACGTGATGGGCTCAGGCTATGCCGGTGATGAGCGCTTAGTATCAATCACAGATGCCAGCTATATAGGCGAGGCTAATGCAGCGGTGGGCGATTCATCTCACATACGTCGCGCTCTGGAGTCAACGCGAGGCGCAGCTGGGCTGGTGGTATACTTGCCGAGTGTTGAGCATCTGGGGTCAAACCTAAGCCGGGTGATGTATGGAAAACGGCATTCAGTCTGTGGCCGCATTATGGGGCCAGTCACAGAGCAGGCCATCCTGGGTGATGAGAACGCAGATGAGGTGATAACGATCAATCAGATCAATATTAGTGAGGAGCTCTAAACATGCTTTCTGATATTGGCGGATCATATTGGCTGCTAACACTCAAGATCGCAGGGGTTGATTACGTCTTTACCGAGGCTGCCCGGGTGATCCCTTATGGGTCGGAAACGATCTACACCTCGCCCGGGCTTGGGCCAGTTGAGTTTGATGAAGAGGTCGAGGCCTTCTCACAGACCTCATCATCAAGAGAGGCATCAGTTGAGGTCTCATTCTCGCATGGTAACCGTCAAGGCTGGGCAGCTCTTGCATCACCAAAGAATGAAGCAGGCCAGCTAGAGGCTGTGCTGTATGTTCTGCTTGATGGCGATGACTGGGTAGACAGGGTCACTGTCATCAAGGGCACTATTGACGGCATGGAACATGGGCTACCTGAGGAGCCCGTCAGCATGACGATCGCCCAAAACTCATACGATGATCCATCAGTCTTTCCGCCACCCATCAAGGTGACGGGCTGGGCCTTTCCTAAATTTGTGTACACTGGCACCAACTTTGGACATGATGACGCGGTAACTGGTCAGCAGTACCCGTTCGTTTTCGGCTCTCCAGGTGCCTACAGGCCTGAGGCATGGTGGGGTTTTAATGACAATGCAGGCGTTCCAGCTACGCCAGCGTTGCCAATAGAAATCGATTTAGACACAGAGGCTGATGCAGGCGCGCAGGGTGACCTGTTGATCTGTGGGCATGAGGTATACGACACGACGCCAGGAAGCGTAGGCCGCGGGTCGGTTCACATTACATCAAGCGGCTGGCCTAATGATGGTTATGCCTTCAGCTACTTTGAGACGATACTGCTACACAGGGCAGACGCAAAGGGCAGAGGCTATACATATGCCAGCGCTCCAGCAATCAGAAAGGGCGATCAGTTTTATGTGTCCTGGACAGGCGCAACCGGCCTGCCAAACTACACAGGCACCGGACCGCTCACAGGGGCGGGTGACATCATCAGCTATTTGCTTGAGCATTCTACTGTCCCCGTAGACCGGCTGCAGACGAGAGAATCGCTGGCGCAAGTCAATGGGTATGCCTTTGACTTCTATTGTAACGAAGCGCGCGGGCCGCTTGATGTCATCCGAGATGACCTGCTCCCATTCATTCCGCTCACCATGATCCAGACTACTGAGGGTGTGGCTTTCATCTTTTGGAAGTGGGACGCTACAAGCCTTGATGCTGTGGCTCATATTGATGAGGATCTTGGCTACGTTAACCGAGTATCGCCGGTTGAGATCTCACCGATGTCTGAGATTTACAATGAGCTTGCCATCTCTTTTGCGCCCAATGCGAATAGCGGGTCATATGCAAAAACTTTGACGTATACGTCCAACCTGACAGATACCGCTCAAGATGAACAGTTTAATCCGTATTCATTCGCCAGCTCCACCAAATACGGGGTTCGGGTGATGTCTAAGGTGGAGTGCCCAACGGTTCACCAAGATTCCACAGCGACGGCGATCCTTGACTGGATGGTCAGATACTATGGCCAGCCTCGGCGGACAGTATCTTATGAGGTGGGGCCAGAGCTCAGACACCTCAAGCCCGGTGATGTGGTTACGCTTACAGACAGCCACATCCTCATCAACAATGCTGTTTGCCTGGTGACCTCTGCGTCACTCGGGCCAGGCCTAACCCGCTTAACGCTTACCACGGTTCCAGACTGGACCACGGATCTTGACTAACAATCTATCACGGGTCTGATATACTCAGCCCACAACTAGGGGATCTCATGGCCGCTATTACTATTTCATCGATCAACCTGCCGAACAATGCAAAGACAACATTGTCTGGCACGCCTAACACCATGCAGGAATATAAGATTCCGTCTAATGCAGAGGCTATTGAGGTTCAGTTTATCAGCCATCCAGGTGTGGTAGTCTTTACAGGCGGCACAGACGCCACTGTCATCAGCTCAGAGATCGGCTATCCAGTCGCCAAAGACACCTCATTCTTTTGGAACCTTCCAAGGTCTAAGGGTGATCACAGCGTATGGCTTGCCAGCGGTACCGGATCCACGGTTGTTCATATTGTTGTCTACGAGGCTTAAACAATGCCGATTAAATTTGGTTCATCATCAGCAGCAGCAGCCCCAGCGGCAACGGATCCAGACTGGACGCGCATAGACGTTACAGACGGCACGTGGACAAAGTCAGACCCAGATAGCACCGCCTCGAACATTACCAACGTGGGCGGAATCAATAAAGCCGATCTGGGTACGGATGACAACGATCTAGTGACTGACGGGTGCGTATTCTACAAAGAGCTCAAGAACGCAGACGGCTCCTCGATCGACTTTTTAGAGAAGCCTGTCTATTTCCACGGCTATATCCATCTGCCCTCTATTGGCTGGGACACTACCGGGTCTCAGTCCGGCGGAGATAACCGCCCAGCGGTAGCCACTCGCGTTTATTGCTTAGTGGGTCTAATGACGGACCCCGACGAGCTACCGACACCGCAGGACATTTTAGGGCTCGGCCTTAATACGCACGACACAAGCCACCGCAACACGCGCATGATTGTTAGAAACATCTCTAACAGTGGCGGGAATCCGAGCGTTCTACGTACAAACTTCGGTAGCATTACAGATGCAGACGCCGATGACGGCATGCATTCGATCAACCGTCTCGAATTCGATTTTGAGATCACGAGAGATGAACGGCTAAACGCTTCAGGCACTAGGCCTGCCGATCCGCCCTACACTAAATGGGCCTTTCACCGTGGACGGTATGACAATGGGGACGCGTCCCAGGATCGCTCATCGTACACAGTCAGCCAAAAATGGGGAGCGACGCGCACGAACAAGCTCTATGTATGGGTCTCAATTGGCCGGGCTGGCTCAGTAGGCAATAGCCAATCGATCGACTTCGACTGCTATTTTAAGTGTGACGTATTGAGTAGCGGCACTAATCCCAGCGGCGAAACCCAGCTGACATAGGCGGAATCATGACACTTGAAGAGCTAAACGAAAACGAACACGCCGATCAATCTGCGCACATCGAGGAGATCGTTGGAGTGGTTGAGATGATGGTTATTACCGCTCAGGTGCCATCAGTCGCAATCACTCAAGCACAGAGCGATCCGGCTGCAGCTCAGGCGCTGATCGAATATCTAATTCAGGGCTGATATGAAGTGCGTAGTCTATCTGGACAGGCAGCACGCAGGAAAGCCAGGCAAGCGAGCCAGAGACACTGGGGCGTCTGCTGATCTGGATGGCGACGGAGAGATCACACTCCATGAGCAGGAAGCTCTGCTCACTCCGCGCTATCTGTGGGCCTGTGAGTTAGCTTTACGGGAGATGGGTCACACTGTGATCTGTATCTCGGATGGTAGCTATGTTGATAGACACAGGCGGGTCAATGCTTATGCCGGCACATTCCCCAGCTCTACCCCTCAGATCTATATCGCTGCTCATCTCAACGCAGGATGGGCGGGCAGATCAGGCAGCGGATACGGCGCGATCTTCTATGACCACAAGAGCAGATCCGGGCCCGAGCTCGCCTCAAGGGTTGCCCGTCAGCTCAGGATGGTTGCGCCTGAATTGAATGGGGTCAAGTGTATTGAGGCTAAGCCTGAGGGCTGGACTCGAAACGCCTGGAGCACTATCCAAGTACAGCAACCGATCGCGCTCTGCGCGGAACCAGCCTTTATCGATTGTCCAGAACATGCCGAACTGCTGACGCCATCCGGCTTAGCGGCTATCGGTAGAGCAATAGCAGCAGGCATCGACGCTTGGTGCAACACCTGTGAGGTATAAAATGAAAGCCGCTTTTAACTCTTTGTTTAGCGCCCATGAGCGCATCAGCTATCGACGCCTGGCCACATTCTGTGCAGCTTCTGGCCTGCTTGTCATGGACAAGCTCAATGGAGATCAGTGGTGCTACGTCGCAATCGCGTTCATTGCCGGAGAAGCCGCACCTAAGATGGCTGCAGCGTTTAAGGGTCAGTGAACATGGATCCCATTAGCTGGATCCTCATTGCAGCCGCTCTCCTCGTAGGTGGGGCGGGCGGCTACTTTGTTAGCGGCGGCGGAGATGACGACAGCGCAGAAGTAGCTGAGGCTATTGGTGAGCTGAGCGTAGCAGTGAGCAGGCCGCTTACACTTGACGCAGAGACGCGGGCAGGGCTGGCAAGTGATGTTCCTGCCGGATGTCAGGACGCTAAACTCAGCTTGACCCCTGCGTGTCTGGCTGCTTCGTGCTGGCGTTTCCAGCAATCAGACGCGGGCAGATCGGACGCCAAGAGCTGTGCAGAGCTGGTTGATGATGCCCGGATCCAGAGCTGGATTAGTATCTGTGCAACTGTAGGTACCGCAGCTGGGCCAGACTGGGACTGTGTCAACCTTGCGATAAAGGCAGCACGCGAGCAAGACTAATCTAAGTGGGCTATACTTGACGGTATAGGGGATCTCATGAACTGGCATAATCTACTCTGGCCTGGGGCTACTACATTGGTAGCTATCGGCATTTCTTTCGGCACACTTCAGAGCGCAGCAGCAGATGCTGACGATCTCTCTAAGAGGGTGCAGGCCATTGAGGTAGACATTGCGAAGGGTGACTCTACTAAGGTGCTGGTGACCCAGAACACGGAGCGCCTAGAGCGCCTCGAGGCTATCGTAATGGAGAACGCCAAGCAGCTAAACCAGCTCTCTCAGTCCATGTCTGCAGTGTGCCAGGCCACTCAGGCTCGCTGTAAATAACTCTCGCCCATTCTCTCCGGGCTGCCCCCTTGGATCACCCTTCTCCGATCCTTGGGGGCTTTCTTTATGTCTCTGTTCTGAGCGCTCTGAGGGCCATGCAGCACGCATCAGCGAGCCCGTCGTGAGGTTTTACCTTGCGTCCCCAGGTGAGGGGCAGATCTGGGCAGCGGGCCTGAGCTGTAGTTATCGCTCTGCCCTTTCTGTCTGCGCCCTTAGGCATGGATCCGAAGACCGCTTTAGTCCAGACACCGGGCGGCTCTACCCTGTAAGGCACTCTGAGCGCAGCCAAGATACCCACCCACAATCCCCAGCCGTACCCGGTCTTGAGAATCGAGCTCCTGCCCTCGAGGGGTCTGCACTGCTGCTTCTCTGTGACGACTAAAACAACGTCATAGGCCACGGTTAGATCGTAGACCCACAGCGCCATAGCGGTAGGCACATAGAGCGCACCGCCTGTGGCCTTGACTGTGTAGCCCTCCTCAGGGTGGTTAGCGGCTATCCATTCTATCGGCTTGCCGTGCAGATCGAGGGCTACGGCTCCTCCGGTTTTACCTGGGTCGATGCCGATCACTATCTTCTTTTTGCTCATCCTTCCTCCACGGCAAACACTACAACGTAGCCTGCCAGCTTGTAGAGCTCTTGGCTCTCTTCTGTGTTGAGATTGTAGACACGACAGTACCCCGCCACAGCAGTGGAGCTGGGTATCCGTGACCCGGTCTCGTGCTGGTGCAGGTTTTGCCGTGTCCTAAAGAGGCCATATCTTGTGGCCATCTCCTTAGATAGATCGTCAAGGCTCCACTTCTGATGATGGCGCAGCTCGCGCAACCGATCTGAGAGTGCAGCAGGATCAGCCTTAGGTTCTTGCATTGTCCCTCCTTACAGCGTTCAGCTAACCCCTGAGGCATTATCTGTCTACAGGGTGTTGACACCTTAGCACATATATAGTTAGATACCTGTATCAGCGAGGACGCTGGTATTTAACTTGCCCTCCGGGGCACTCGGGAGAGATGAAATGAACAAGCAACACACAGCGCAGATAGGCCGCAAGCGTCTGATAGACACAGGTTCTGAGCGTTACTACATCGTAGATGTGACGTGTCCAGCGTGTAACGAGTTGCACATAGTAGGCCTTGCGGGCTGGAGCGCTATTGTGTGCTCAGGCTGTAGTGCTGAACTGCACAAGGACGGCACAGAGATTGAGATCGCCGCAGCCTTCAGATCCCTGCTTGGTAAGAGAGAGAGCGTCTGGCCTGCCTATGCTGTGGCGTTTAACGCAATGAAGCAGCGCAGGGTGAGCCTCAAAGACATACAGCGCATTGCACTAAGAGAGGCAGGCATCAAGCCCGGTGTCGTAGATGGCAGACGGGCTGGCTGGCTTGCTATGGGAGGTGCGTGATGTCTGACGCTATTCACGCTCTGATCATTGTTACTGGTTTGATTATTTTAATGGCTGTCTGAGGAGGACACACATGTTTAAGAAAGCAACAAAGACACAGAGCCGTTTGAGGCTGGCTCTGTGCGGGCCTGCAGGTGCGGGCAAGACATACACAGCGCTCACAGTGGCAGCTGAGCTAGGGCGCGTCGCGTTCCTCGACACAGAGAGAGGGAGCGCAAGCAAGTATGCAGACCGCTTCAGCTTCGATGTGGTCGAGCTTGAGGACTATCACCCCAAGAACTATGTGGAGGTCATCAAGGCGGCTGAGCAGGCAGGCTACGAGGTGCTCGTAGTAGACAGCCTCAGTCACGCATGGTCGGGCAAGGGTGGAGCACTGGACCTGAAGGACAAGGCCACAGCGCGCAGCAGGAGCGGCAATAGCTACACGGCCTGGCGCGAGATAACACCGCTACACAATGAGCTTGTAGACGCAATCCTCGGGGCTAATCTGCATGTGATTGTGACCATGCGATCAAAGACTGAGTACATCCTCGAGGACAATGGCAAGGGATCGAAGACTCCGCGTAAGGTGGGTATGGCTCCGGTGCAGAGAGACGGCATGGAGTATGAGTTTGACGTAGTGGGTGATATGGACTGGCAGCACACGCTGGTGGTCAGCAAGACACGCTGCGAGGAGCTATCTGAGGCCGTCATCAAGAAGCCTGGCAAGGACTTTGCTGCAGTGCTGTCTGCCTGGGTAGGCTCAGGAGAGAAGCCAGAGCCACAGGCTAAGCCAAAGGCTGCAGCAGCTCAGGTGCGAAAGCTCATCAAGGAGCGGATGACCACAGGAGAATGGGAACAAGCCCAGGTCGCGGCTCTGCTGGCTACTCAGAACGCAGAGAAACTGGCACAGCTCAGCCCAGCTGGGCTGGAGACTGTATGGAATACACTTACCAATGAGACCGGCGAGAGCTGGCAAGGAGAGCAGACAGCATGATTAACGCAACTATAGTGGGCCGCTTAGGCAAGGATCCAGAAGTCAGAGAGACACAGCACGGCAACGTGTGCAGCGTGTCTGTGGCAGCCGATCACGGATACGGGCAGACAAAGACCACAACCTGGATCAGGCTGTCAGCTTGGCGCGGGCTGGGTGACACGCTCAACAAGCTCACAAAGGGCTGTCGAGTAGTGGCCTCTGGTGAGCTGTACGAGGATGTCTGGACAGACAAAGACAACGTAGACCACAAGAGCCTGAAGCTTGATGCCAGCAAGATCAGCATTATCGACTGGACAAACCAGGCAGCGAACGGCACACAGGCTGCAGCATCACAGCAGAAGCCCCAAGCCAAGTACACCCCCAAGGTAGACACGGAGCTATTCTGATGAGTGAGTTTAGCGATTATGACAAGGTTGTAAGCGAGGATCAGAAAGCTGCTATTGCTGCCTACTTTCTTGCTATCGCTAAGGAGTTCCCCATCCTTGAGGGTCATCCTCAGAGGGTGTGGGCACTCGGCAAAGCGCGGGCCAGCATCTGGCTGCATTCAGACATACCAGAGCAGGTGCAGGTAGGCGTGCTCATCACGTCTGCTGTGGAGGTCTACCCAGAGATAACGCGCAGCTTTTGTGACTTGATTATGAGGCGGGCAGACAGAGAGCCTAGAGAGCTTAGCCCGAAGTGGCAGCCCTACCTAGAGCTTGTCAATGAGTAGGCTGGGAGACTGGCCTACAGCAGAGTGCAGAGAATGCGGGCGGCTCTATTCAGACCTGGGCCGCGTGAGAGGCAGAGATCCTGGCCTGTGCTGGGCGTGTCAGGACCCTAAGAGGGTCAGAGAATGTGACGAGACGGTAGAGACAATCATCAAGATCTATGAGGAGGAGGAGTAGGATGGGAGACGAAGTAAAGAAGCTCACAGGGTATGAGCTGATGAGGATGGCTGGAGAGCTGATAGCTACGCTGGAGGAGTCAGGCGGCGTGCTTGATGAAGAGTCAGAGACCTGGCTTGATGCCTGGTTTAACCAGCTGGAGGACAAAATCGGGGCCTACTGGGCTGTCACTAAGCGCATCAAGTCAGAGGCCGAATTCCTCAAGAAGGAGGCAGACCGGCTGACTAAGCGACGCCGAGCTCTTGAGAAGACAGAGCAGAGAATTAAGTCTCTCGCTACTGAGCTGCTCAGAGAGCATGAGCGGCTGAACGGTGAGAGCAAGATCAAGCGGCCTGAGTTCACAGCCAGTCTGAGCCGCAGAAAATCCACGGTCATCACTAATGAGCACAAGCTTTTAGAGGTGCCTGAATATTGCCGCGAAGTGGTATCTGTGGATAAGTTAGCGATCAGCTCTGATCTCAAGGCTGGTAAGAAAATAGCGGGCGCTCATCTTGAGACCGTTGAATCTGTGACTTGGAGATAACGTGCCGATCTATGAGTGGGCCTGCCCCAGGTGCAGCGCCAAGAGAGAGACAATCCAGAAGCACAGAGACACTGCGCCAAACTGTCAGAGCTGCAGCCTCGATGCGGGCGGGCCAGTGGAGATGAAGAGGCAGATCAGCCGCTCATCCTTCGTGCTCAAGGGCAAAGGCTGGGCATCTGATGGGTACGAGGGCTGACATGTTCCATTGGGTAGAGCTCATAGAGCAAGACCAGAGGCCGATACCACCAGAGCAGCACCAGCACAAGCAGCGGTGCAGCCGGTGTGAGAAGGTCTGGACAGGGCCACGGGGAAGCGGTGGCAAGTGCGAAGGGCAGAACAACTACAGGCGGGAGCTTGATGAATGGGGGAGAGGATGAAGGCGACACTGTATAGAGGTGACTGTCTAGACGTATTGGCAGCGATGGAGCCAGAGAGCGTGGACGCTATTGTCTGCGATCCACCGTACGGGCTCAGTCCTGACGGCAAGGCGCGAACATGGGACGACATCGAAGCGGGCCGCGCGCGTGGTGGGTTTATGGGCAAGGCCTGGGACGGGGCCGTTCCGGGTGTCGAGTGGGCGCGGCTATGCTTGCGGGTATTGAAACCGGGCGGTCACCTTGTTGCGTTCGGTGGCACGCGTACGGTGCACCGACTGGCGACGGCGATCGAGGATGGCGGCTTTGAGATCCGAGATATGGTGTCCTGGATCTATTACAGCGGGTTTCCAAAATCCAAGAACGTGGCCCTGTCTATCGACAAGGGCGAAGGCCATCCAAACCGAGGGCGGGCGATACCCACGGCAAGCACGTACCAAGCTAGCGACACCGAACAAGCGCACAAGCTAACGAGCAACCCGGTGGGACCGTATGAGCCACGGAGCGAAGCGGCCAAGAAATGGAACGGATACGGTACAGCGCTCAAACCCGCACAAGAGCCAGCCGTTCTCGCTCGCAAGCCGTTGACGGGTACAGTGGCGGCGAACGTATTGCAGCACGGCACAGGGGCTCTCAACATCGACGGGTGCCGGTTTGCGTATGGTGACGAG